CCCGCCCCGCAGAACTGAGTTTGAACAGGGGGGCCGGAGATGCTGGAACTTGTGGTGCCTAAATCAGAGCAGTATGACGACGACAGCGGCTGCTTTATTACGACCAAGGAACAGACCCTTCGTCTGGAGCACTCTCTGGTCTCCCTTTCAAAATGGGAGGCGAAGTGGCACAAGCCGTACCTGTCCACCAAGTCGAAGACGGTGGAGGAGCAGATCGACTACGTCCGCTGCATGACCCTGACCCAGAATGTTGACCCCAATGTCTATACCGCCATTACACCCCAGCTGCTGGCGGTGGTCAAGGACTACATCGAGGACTCCATGACGGCCACCACCTTCTCGAAGGAACAGAGAGGCCGCCGGGGGAGGGAAATCGTGACGGCGGAGATCATCTACTACTGGATGATCTCCCACCAAATCCCCTTCGAGTGCCAGAAGTGGCATTTGAACCGGCTGATGACGCTCATCAACGTATGCAGCGCCAAGACTGGCCCGCAGAAGAAGATGAGCCAGAAGGATATTTTCGCACAAAACCGCGCCCTGAACGCGGCGCGAAGGAAGAGAGGAAACACAAGGGGGTGACGCCATGTATGAAGAACGGATCTGGAGATTCCTGAAGGGGAAGCTGCTTTCCGACTGCGGAGCCGCCGGACTGATGGGAAACCTCTACGCCGAAAGCGGGCTGAACCCCGTCAATCTCCAGAACACCCATGAGAGGAAGCTGGGGCTCTCGGACAAGGAATACACCCAGCAGGTGGATTTCGGACTTTACGCCGACTTTGTCCATGACGGAGCGGGTTACGGCCTTGCCCAGTGGACCTTCTGGAGCCGGAAGCAGAACCTGCTGGCCTTTGCCAAAAGCAGGGAGAAGAGCATCGGCGATCTGGAGACGCAGCTGGAGTTCCTGTGGAAGGAGCTGACGGAAAGCTACGCCTCCCTGGCGCAGATGCTGCTGAGTGCCAGTTCTGTCCGGGCCGCCTCCGACGCGGTCCTGCTCCAGTTTGAACGCCCGGCCGACCAGAGTGAGACGGCCAAAGCCCGCCGGGCTGCCTACGGGCAGAAGTATTACGACCAATTTGCAGGAAAGGAGGCGGCCGCCATGAGCAACAGTCCATTGGTCTCCTACACAAAGCTGTCCCCTAACCATTCCGGTAGGCGCAAGTACGCCATCGATACCATCTCCATCCACTGTATGGCCGGTGATTTGACGGTGGAGAGCTGCGGAAACCTGTTCGCCAGCCCAAGCCGGAAGGCCAGCAGCAATTACGGGATCGGGAGCGACGGCCGGATCGGACTCTATGTGGAAGAATGCAATCGCTCCTGGTGCACCTCCTCCAGCTCCAACGACAACCGGGCCATTACCATCGAGGTGGCGAACAACGGGGGAGCCAACCAGGGATGGCCGGTATCTGACGCGGCTTATCGGTCCCTGATCGCCCTCCTGGTGGACATCTGCCGGAGAAACGGGATCAAACGGCTGCTCTGGAAGGGCGACAAGTCGCTGATCGGGCAGGTGGATAAGCAGAACATGACCGTCCACCGCTGGTTTGCGGCAAAGGCGTGCCCAGGGGACTGGCTTTACAGCCGCCACGGGCAGATCGCCGATGAGGTAAATGCAAAACTGTCTGAGGAGGACGAGGATATGGACCAGACAAAATTCAATGAGATGTTCTCCGCCGCCATGACGGATTATCTCAAAGGTCTTCAGAACAACAACTGCGGCGACTGGTCCCAGGAAGCGCGGGACTGGTGTATAAGCGTCGGGCTGTTTGCCGGAAACAGAACCGCAGTGGACGGAAAGCCGAACATGATGTGGCCGTCCGGGCTGACCCGTGAACAGGCCGCCCAGCTCTTCTACCGGCTTGCGAAGATGGTGGGGCTTGCGTGATGAGAAATCGTACAAGCCGAACCAGAGGCAAAGCTGGAAGAAAGCCGGACCTGTCGCAGTTTTCAAAATGGATGATCGCCGACATTCGTCCCCTGCTGTGGGTCGTGACTGTCGGCGGTTTTTTACTGGCCTTTTACTGTGTCTACAAGGGATACACCGGCGCGCTTCCGTGGATCGGCGCTATGGTGGGGCTCCCCTGGGGCGCCCATGGCATGGTGTGCAGCTTTTATCTGAACCTGTGCAAATCCGACCACCGGGAGGGCGGCATCACC